TGATATGATTCAAATAACACATTTAAAGATACAACAGGTATTACAAAAGTTAGTTCCAGATGGTGTGTTTGTAGATGTTGATGGATTAGCTGAAGTAGATTTAGGTAATGGTACTAATTACAACGCACAAGAAGCTTTAAACATGTACTTCCAGACTGGTAGTATAGTTGGTAGATCATTAACTCAAGACGGGGATCCTAACAGAGCAAAAGTACCTATCCAAGAATTACAAAGTTCTTCTGGTATTGGTAAAATACAAGCGCTTATACAGACGTATCAATATTATCTTCAGATGATTAGAGATGTTACTGGATTAAACGAAGCTAGAGACGGTAGCCAACCTGCAAAAGATTCATTAGTTGGATTGCAGAAATTAGCAGCAACAGCTTCTAATACAGCTACTAAGCATATACTTCAATCATTAATGTATATTACAATAAAGACAGCTGAGAATATTAGTTTAAGAGCTGCTGATATGATAGATTTTCCTTTAACTAAAAATGCTTTAATGAATTCTATTAGTAGTTTTAATGTAGATACATTAGAGCAAATAGAAAGATTAAACTTACATGAGTTTGGTATATTCTTAGACCTTGAACCAGAAGAAGAAGATAAACAAGCTTTAGAACAAAACATACAAATTGCTTTACAAACAGGTAGTATTGATTTAGAAGATGTAATAGATATAAGAGACATATCTAATATGAGGTTAGCTAATCAAATGCTTAAAATTAAACGTAAAAGAAAACAAGAAGCTGCTCAAAAACAAAATCTTGAAAATATACAAGCACAATCACAAGCTAGCGCTCAAGCAGCTGAACAAGCAGCTATGTCGGAAGTTCAGAAGCAACAGGCCTTAACTGAAACAAATTTACAATTTGAACAAGGTAAGTCTCAAATGAAGATTCAACAAATGCAAATGGAAGCTGATATTAAAAAACAGCTAATGGCGGAAGAGTTTAATTACAACATGCAATTGGCTCAAATAAGAGTTGAAGCGGAAAAAACTAAAGAGAAAGAAATAGAAGATCGAAAAGACGAAAGAACAAAAATACAAGCAACTCAACAATCAGAAATGATTTCGCAAAGACAAAACGATGAATTGCCTAAAGATTTTGAATCATCAGGAAATGACGTGCTTGGTGGTTTTGGGCTAGATAACTTCTAGCAATGTCAATATCAAATTATTTAATTATATTATATCATGGAAGAAGTAGCAAAACAAGAAGGTGAATTTTCTTTAAAAGGAAAAAACAAAAAACCTAAACAACTAAATAACGATGCTCCGGCTATAACAAAGGTTACTATTAAAGAACCAGGTTTAGAAGCTAAAGAAGATGTTACTAAAGTAGTAATACCTAGCGAGGAGTTAAAACCAAAAGAAGATGCCGTTCAAAAGCAAGAAACAGAGAGCACTGTGTTACGCACAGAACAACCCGAAGTGGGATTGCAAGAAGTGGGACAAGGAGACGAAGACACCTCTGGAAATGTTATTACCGAGTTCACGCCATTACAAGAAGTAACTGAAGAAGAAGTTCAACAAGTAGCAAAGCAAGCTCAAGAAGCTGTAAGAGACGAAAAAGTATTAGGTAGAAAATTACCTGAAAACGTTGAAAAGCTAGTTAACTTCATGGAAGATACTGGCGGTACTGTAGAAGATTACGTTAGATTAAACGCTGACTATTCTACTGTTGATGAAACTCAGCTAGTAAAAGAATATTATAAAAAAACAAAACCTTATCTGGACTCTCAAGACATGGACATTATCTTAGAAGATTATGAATATGATGAAGACATAGATGATGATAGAGATATACGCAAAAAGAAAATTGCGTTTAAAGAAGAAGTTAATAAAGCTAGAAACTTTCTAGAGGAAACTAAGAGTAAGTATTACGACGAGATCAAGTTAAGACCAGGCGTAACTCAAGACCAACAGAAAGCTACTGACTTTTTTAGCCGATACAACGAAGAGCAAGAAGTAAATAACGCTAAACAAGAAAGATTTAGAAACGCAACTAAAAACGTTTTCAACGAAGAATTCAAAGGTTTTGATTTCAATGTAGGTGAAAAGAAATTTAGATATGGTGTTAAAAATCCTTCAAGTGTTGCCGAAGAACAATCAGACATTACTAATTTTATTGGGAAGTTCCTGAATAAAGAAGGAGAAATATCTGATCACAAAGGTTATCACAAAGCTTTATACGCTGCTAGAAACGCTGACACAATAGCTCAACACTTTTACGAACAGGGTAAAGCCGATTCAGTAAAAGATGTTATAGCTAAATCTAAAAACATTACAACAGAAGCAAGGAAGACATCCACTGGTTCAGAATTTGTAAACGGTTGGAAAGTAAAAGCGGTTAATAGTGGTACAGACTCTTCAAAACTGAGAATTAAAAAGAATAAATTTAACTAAAACAAACAATTATTATGGCTTTAAGTCCACAATTCGGATCAATTGTACCTTCGCAAGGACAACAGATCTTACAAAGTAATTACCTTCAATTTAACGGCGCAGGTGCCGGAGCAAATAACTTTGCACAACAATTTTTACCTGAAATTTATGAACAAGAAGTAGAGCGTTATGGAAACAGAACGTTATCTGGATTCTTACGTATGGTTGGAGCTGAAATGCCAATGACATCTGATCAAGTAATTTGGTCTGAGCAAAATAGATTACACATTTCTTATAACAATGTATTAACAGGAGCAGCTGGAGCAAACACGCTTACTATTCCCGTTGGTGTTGGTATTACAAATGTTGTTTCATTAAACGATACTATTGTGATTCTTGATCCTGCAACTGGACAAGAAGCTAAAGCTTTAGTAACTGCTTCGAATACAGCAACTGGTGTACTTACTGTATCTGCTTATGATGGTGCAGTTATTGCAACTACTTTTGGTGCAGCTAATGCTGGATTAAAAATCTTTGTATATGGTTCTGACTATGGAAAAGGTTCTCAAATTTTAACTAATACAGGTGTTGCTGGAGTTCAAGCTGCTAACACAAGAGTATCTGTTTCTCCTAACTTTACACAATATTCTAATTCACCAATCATCTTAAGATCTCAGTATACTATTTCTGGTTCTGATATGTCACAAATTGGATGGGTAGAAGTTGCAACTGAAGATGGAACATCTGGATACTTATGGTATTTAAAAGCTGAGTCTGAAACAAGATTACGTTTTGAAGATTACTTAGAGATGAGTATGGTAGAAGGTGAGTATAATCAAAATGCTGGTACTTTAGCTGCAAACCCTGGAACACAAGGTTTATTTTCTGCTATTCAAGCTCGTGGAAATGTAGAAGTAGGATTTACTGCTGCTGCTGGATTAGATGAGTTCGATGCTATCTTAAAGAATTTAGATACACAAGGAGCAATTGAAGAGAACATGTTATTCTTACAAAGACAAACGTCTTTAGATTTTGACGATATGTTAGCTGCAATTTCTGGTGGATTTGCTGGAGGAACTGCTTTTGGATTATTTGAGAACTCGGAAGAAATGGCTTTAAACTTAGGTTTTAGTGGTTTTAGACGTGGATCTTATGATTTCTATAAGACTGATTGGAAATACTTAAACGATGCTTCTACTCGTGGTGGAATCGTAGGAGTAAATTCTATTGAAGGAGTATTAGTACCTGCTGGAACATCTACAGTATATGATCAAATTTTAGGAACTAACATTAGAAGACCTTTCTTACACGTAAGATATAGAGCGTCTGCATCTGATGATAGAAGAATGAAATCTTGGTTAACTGGTTCTGCTGGTGGAGCTCAAACTTCAACATTAGATGCTATGGAAGTAAACTTCTTATCTGAAAGATGTTTAATTACACAAGCTGCTAACAACTTTGTATTATTCAAAGGAATCTAAAGATTCAAAATTAATGTAGTAATTACCCTCGATAAAGCATCGGGGGTATTTATTACCCTTATGTGACACTAGCTAGTATATATATATAGTAAGGGGCTATTGTCATACATTTAACATTTATATTATATTATATTATGGCTACTAAAAAAGTACCAGCAAAAAAAGTAGAGGTTGCACCTCAGCAAGTAAAAGCAGCACATGTAGAACCTGCTAAACCAAGTGAACCAATTTGGGAAATTAAAGATAGAATTTATTATTTAAGAGGTAATAAGAATCCTCTTACTCTAACAATACCATGTCGTCATACTAGAAAGCATTCATTGCTTTACTTTGATAGCAAGACT